TCGAACGCTAAATTCTCCCCTCCAAATAAATAAAATTAGTCAAGAAACATGAAGAAGTTACAACAACATGGCAGCCATGCCTTGAGTAACAGCACGCGTCGCCGCCTTAGTGGCAACGCGCGAACCATATTCGAGAGCTTTACTGCCCGCAAACGAGGCAAGGCCAGAAACGCTCTCCCAAGCGGTGTTCATTATTTGATTTAAGATACTCTTCTCCTCTACAGCGGGAGACGTGGTCATTAGAGTGGACTGACTAGTTGCCGCCCGAATAGCACCAACGCCCACTGGATCAGAATGGGAAGGTGTCAAGGTTAAATTGGAGCCAATTAGCTCGTAGAAGCACGAAGCCTCCCAGTCGAAAGTTTGTTGGGTGGCAGATGCACTCGCAATGGGAGCAGTCACAGCTAAAAGCAACGAATAGTGTGATGCACCCGTCTCTGTAACATCGTAAGTAGTACCAAAAGATTTGTACTCCAACCACAATGTCTCATCTGGTAAATAATTAACCTGATGCCATGACCGATTGACTGGAGCACGAGCAGACAAAGGTGAGTCAAGTAGGTTACTAGTTGATGAGCCTGTTGGAATGTTGATGTTGCCTTGTTGGCGATATGCAATTATGGAACCTCCCCGGTAAAGCTCATTGCCACTATATCTAATGCGGATGCCACCCCCGACTAGGCGCATCTGGCCCGACTGCAATGCAGCGGACGGCGCGCCAAAAACGGAGTTGCCTACCGCACCAGAGACACCTGTGGGAAAAGCGCCACCTGAAGGTTGCCAATCAATGGTTGAGGAATTATATGTTGCTCCAGTGTAAATGACCGGATATGAAGAAGTGGAGCCTGGCGACGTTGCAGTATTCGACACCAAAGTAAATGGGTCAAAAAGAACGTACCCTACTCCCTGGGCACCAACGACCATGGTGCCACGCGCATAAACATGCAATTTGTAGCTAGGTAAAGTAATGACATCGGGTATGCAAGGTAACTCCGACGTCATGAGGTCCTCAAAAGGATTGATTAAAGCGTGCAAGTAGAGGCGGGCACAACCAGAGAGGTAAAATTTAGGTACCTGAGGAACGTAGCCCCGTCTAGCAATAGCGCGCTTCTGTGCGCGCTTGCGACGCTTAGCGTCAACATTCTTGTTGACGTTTCTTTTGCGGCGAACCACAACTTGCTTTGTACTGACGCTGTTTTCCATCAAATTTTATATTAGAGGCGATTGTGTGGGCGATCGGATTATAACGAGGCCAAATGTCCCCCGGATAAAAATCGCACGGCCCATGGTACTTAAAACCATAAGTGTCATAGTATATTTTTGTATCAACATGGCAAAGATCATAAAAATGATCCGAACTCCATGGTTTAAAATCAGTTTTGTCATCAAAAAGAGCTTCGATTTCCAATTGCAATGAAATAGGGAAACCAAAATTCTTTTCGACCAGCAAACGGCTTTCCTGGGTTACACGTGGTACAATTTCTTTAAAACGCGCCAGGTTGATAGCCTTATGTCTATCGTCGCCTGTCAATAGACAAACTTTTGCTTTAAGGTTTCTCGTGACTCTATATGCATATTGCGATACGGCAGATATGACTGGTGCATTGGGATATTGGACTATAGAAGACATAGCTTTGGCCTTCAACAATCGGCGAAGCATTGTCTCACTAGAGTCAACATACCTAGTCCTAGTATAGAAGAAATTCAAAAGAAATTTCATAGGATCTGCAACGACATCGTACGTGACAGGATCGAAAACGAGGCCACAAAAGCTCGCTTCATTCAAATGCTCGAACCTGTCTATTTTAATAGAAAAACC